GCTGTTCGTGAGCTTTGCTCGGACACTGGCCAAGGACTTTGGCCGGTGCTTGTATTACAAGCCATTTGCCTCGGCGTTTCCCAAGTCGAATGACTTGGCACCGGGGCGCGGGTTCGACGAGCTGGAGTGGTGCGAGCAGCCGTTGTTGCTGGCCGACGAGATTGACCTGTGGGTGTTTCTGGACTTGTATCAGAGCGGCTTGCAGGTGTTCCTTCGGCGGCAAGGTGCGCGGGTGTGGGGTGCGGGTGAAGGCGAGGACCGTGAGCTTCACCGCTGGGAGTTCAAGGAGGAGTTGAAACGGCTCGGCTTGCCCGTGCAGCATTGCGAGCATGTGCAAGGACTGGAGGCACTCCGCAAGTGCCTGAAGGCTACGAAGAAAACCGTGTATGTTAAGACCTCTTACGTGCGTGGGGACTTCGAGACTTTCAAGTGCTCAGACTTTTCCATCGTTGAGCCACGGCTTGACCAGCTTGCTCATGTCCTCGGTGCGAAGAAAGAGACATACGAATTCATCGTCGAAGACGAAATACCAGATGCTGTTGAAGTTGGGTATGATGGTTTCACCGTCGATGGAAAATTCCCCGAACTGGCAATGATGGCTTATGAGGTTAAAGACGCTGGCATGGTCGGGGTCGTTAAGCCGTATCAGCAACTCGCTGAACCAGTGAAAGTTGTGAATGGCAAACTCGCACCGGGATTTAAGGACTCGGGATACCGTGGGTTCTTTAGTTCGGAAATACGTTACACCAAAAAGAAAGAGCCGTTCATGATTGACCCCTGCTGTCGGCTCGGAACACCCAGCAATGAACTCTTGCAGGGCTTGTTTGATAACTGGGCGCAGGTGTGTTGGGACGGGGCCGAGGGTGTTTGCACTACCCCGAAGGCAAAAGCCAAGTTCGGTTGCCTTGCCATGATAAACAGTGAATGGGCTATCAACGATTGGTTGCATGTGCAGTATCCAAGGGAGCTTGATGACGCGGTTAAGTTGCGATTCCACGTCCGACGCGGCGAGAAGGATTATGTTGTGCCGCAGGCCATCGGCCTACCGGATGTCGGATGCGTCATCGGCACGGGGGCAACGCTCGATGCAGCGGTTAAACAATGCAAGGAGCGTGCCGAGGCCGTGAAGGGGTTTCAGGTTAAGGTGAACACCGAAGCGATTGATAAGGGCTTGGATGTTATCAAGGAAGGCGAGCGTTACGGGATTAAGTTTTAACCCCGTTGAGTTCAATAGTTGAATCCAACGCCTTCGAGGGCTTTGGGTGAAGCACCCAGTATTGGCGATTCCGACAGCGGGTGGAGCAGGCGTTTTGCGCCGTCCGCCGCTTGACGAATTCTTTTTTGCAGTAAGAGCAAATGCCGTGGCCGAACTTGGCCACGGCTTTTTCCATGTCTGGGGTCGGAGCGATTGTGTCGCTTTGTTTTGTGGATAGCATAGTCATAAGGGTGATGGGTGGATAAGCGACAGTGTCGCTTTCTAGGCGGCAAGGAAAGCGACAGGCTACTTCTTCGTATCGCCAGCCGCTCGCAGCTTGGCTAACCGCTCAATGCCTTCTGGCGTAAAGTAGAATGTGCGGGTGACGCCGGTGGAGTCCTCCCACGCGTTGATTAGGATTTGGCCGGTGCTGGCATAGTGATTGATGACTTCAAGGAACTCCGGTGTTTTCGTGTAGCGGTAGAAATACTTCTTTATCTGTATCTCGCTCGCCATGCCGTCTGTGCGGTTAAGGAAATCCACAATCTGTGCTCCGATACCGGCTAGCTCGTTACGCCCAATGCCGGAGGTGAGCCGCTGGATAGGCGTCATCAGCGACGAGAACATTGCGTCGGAGGCCGCTAGGTAATCCTCGTGCAGCGGGTCGTGGTCGAGTGACTCGCAGAGCTTGAGTAGCAATGCTATTTTAAGAACCTGCATGGACTTCGTCTGGTGGAATTGGTAAATGATAGGGTCTTCCGGCATTTCTTTCCGGTAAAGCCGATACCAGTTCTCCCACCATTTCATTGCGCCGGGTGATAAGCGGATGGTGCCAACGTATTGCTCGGCTTCTTTCAAGTGCTGGACGACCCGCGCTAATGCTGCGTCGGCTCCCTGCGGCTTCGTAGGAAACGGGATTACCTTGTCGCGCACGGCGTTCACGATAATCATACGGCGGCCGAGGCCACCCGAGAACAAGTCCATTTTTAACGAGTTCATGAACCAGCTTGGCACAGCACCGGCTATCATGGATAAGTGCGGGTTGCTGAACCACTGCTTGCGGTTGGGATTCTCGATACGCTCTTTCTTGAAGCCCGTGCCGAATCGCTTGCCGTCATAGACGTCGGTAAGGAACTCTACCATCTTCATCTTGTCCACGGAGAGGAAGGACGCGAGCTCGTTGTTCAGGATGTAGAATGGCCGGAAGTCTTGGATGGGTTGGCCGGGTAGGTTGTAGGTGCGAAGGCACGTGATATCGTCTGCCATCTGGTAGGTAATGTCCTCGCGGCTTTGTATCGACGCGGAGACAAGATGGCCGGTGAAGTGCTCGTGCATAATATCCATGTTGACGGAGAGTGCTGTGTTCTTACCCGCGCCAGCCTCGCCGACAAGACAGACAAGCAGGTTCGGGTGGAACTTGAAGTAATCGCCATGTGCGATAGCGGTCTTGCGTCCTAGGATATGACCGAGGATGGACAGCCCGCCCCACGCTAGATATTCTTGCGGAGTCTCGTTGCCAGAGGAGTAGTAGATGTAATCTTTAAGGAATGTTGCCATAGGTTAGGTTCAACTATTGAATTGGACTTAATCAAGGTCAGGGCGAAACCGCACAAGCGAGCCGATACGCGGCTTGTCCATTGTGCCATGCGGCATGTATTTGAATTCAACATGTTTGCCGATGAAGCGTTGCTGGTTAGCCGCGTGCTGCGCCCACCAAGCGGCCTTGATGCTGTGGTCATGCCCCTTGCCGGGTTTCACCTTGACCGTCCCATCACCCCATGAAACAATGAATGCACCGACCATGCCCGCTGGCTCGTAGAGGTCTTGCTCGTAGCGACGTTCAAGATGGCCGATGGCATTGCGTGTGCGCTCGACGCCATCCTTCATGCGTTCTTGTTGCTCAACACCAAGGATGACGGCGTCGTGGGTGATGAACTCCTTGAACTTCCACATGCCATCTTCGTTCTCGGTGCAGCGACCGTGCTTATAGCGGGCTTGATGCTGACGCAAGATGATGCCTTCTTTGCCGGTGTCGATGAAGCCACGGAAGTAATGCTCGGCCTCGTTAGCGTCTTGCACGTGCCATTGCTCGACTAGCGTGGTGTTCGGAAAGCCCACCATCGTTTGTTGGCATTCGAGGTAGCGGTTGATGAACGGTTTCTCCGTGCCATTGTCCCATTCGGCTTCGGTCATGACGTCGAAGATATGATACCGAACATGCGAGGGGATGGGCTTGTGGTGTGACCGCGTGATGCTCTGCAGTTCTTGGAAGGTAATCTCCGGTGAATAGAACTCGCCGTCGGTGACGAGGCGATGCAAGCGGCAGTAGGTGAGTAGTTCATCCAAGTGGCTGGCCATGTTCTCGTTAGGGAACGGCTTCAACGCGGGCGACACAAGATGCTCGCCGCAGATGTTGAGGAGACGGAACCCATCCAGTTTCTCGGACGCTAGCTGCGGATACCGGATAGCGGGGTGTGTAAACGGCAGAACCTCGTTCGGTCCTTTCATGACTGCGCGTAGATTAGCCATATTATTTTAGTGCGATGGTAAGGACTTTAGGGTGGTGGGTGGAGACTTCGACGTCACAGCACTTGACTGTCGTGTAAGACTTGTGGCTGTCCGCCACCGTGTCGATGCTGAACTCAATATCCACGTGAAACTCAACCTCCATCTCGTGATTGAAGCCCGCGTTGCGTTGTATCTGTTCAAGTAATTCTTTAACTCTCATATGGTTCCTGCTTTGGTGTTGCCCCACGAGATGCCATAGGCACCCTCGAAAGGGATTGTGATGTTTTGTCCTGCGATGACGAGCGTGTTATTAAAGTAGCTCTGAATCTTACGGGCTGCCCATTCGCTCCGCTCGCGTCGGAATTGACCGAGCAAGGCGTCGTGGACTTGATGAAGCGGCTCAATGTGAAAACCGCCGTTAGGCTTGCGGTTATCCGGGTCGCACCAGAGCTTGTGCGCTGCGAGGTTAGTGGCATAGGTGGTGTTAGCTTGTGGTTCGAACGCGACTGCCTTGGTCAGCACATCGTCAGGGCGGCCAAAGAACTGACGGACTTGGCCGCTTGCCGCGGTGAGGACGGGCTTCTCTTTCATGCGACGGGCAATCCAGTCGTGCCACTTCGGTATGCCCCAATACATCTCACGGAGATACCAGTTCTTGAGTTTGTCGCATTCAGCGGGCGAGATGTATGTCTTGCCCTCGGAGTCTTTCAGGACGTTGCGGCTAATCGTCAGCCCACCTTCGAGGTATGCGCCGCCATGCTGCGTGCGTTTCGCGACGAGCTTCTCAATGTCGGTCATCTTATACTTCTTCACGGCCTCCTTGATAGCGACCTTGTCTTTGAAGTCAACGTCCCGTCCGGCCAGCTTTAGGGCAATCGCCGCGTAGGGCTTGATACCAAACAAGTAATGCTCCATCATGGTGTTGTCACCCAGCATAGCGCAGTAAGCGGCCACCGTCCAGCCATCCGCGCCCGCCAGGTCGCACTGGAATATGTAATGGTCGTCATCCGCGAGGAATAAGTCACGGTCGCCTAGCAGCCCACCCGGTGCTTCTTTCTCGACCGTGTAGTTCGGGATGGTTTGCAGGTTATAGCCAGAGCCAGTCGGCGACTCGTAGCAGGTGATGCGGCCGGTGTTGGCGCCGACAAGATTATACCCGCAGCGGATACGACCATCACGGTCGGCTGAGATAGCCAGCATCTGTTGGCGGGTTTGTAATGCCCGTAGTTCCAACGCCGCTTGGCATACGAGGAAGCCGTGGCTGTGTTGATTCTGAATGCACCACTTCGAGAGCTTGAGCAGTGCCTCATAGTCCGCAGTCGGATGCGGCACCTTGCCACGGATGTTGGACATTTGCACGGGCAGCTTGATGGTGTCATAGAGATACGCCATGAATTGTTTCTGCGAGCCGACGTTGAGGGATACCTCACACAAATCCTCAAGCTCGCCTAGCGTGGCGAGCGTGGGACGTGGCTCCTTCATCAGCTCGTGATAGCGGGCGACGGCCGGTATATATTCCTTGCGCGGTCGAGAGCCGTCTTTCGTGTAGAACACGTCATGCGCGCGCTGTTTAATAGCTGCGAGTGACGTGCACGGAAAGCCAAAGCCGCAAGCCGCGTTAAGCCGTGCCTGCGCGATGTGCAGTTGGTCACGCAGGTTGCTACGGCGTTCCGCTGCTCCACGCACATCATACCGCATGCCTCGTAGTTCCATGTATAAGAACGGATTCAGCAGAGCCATGTTTAAGTCGTATTGCTGGCGGCTGCAACCCGTGATAAGCTGCTCCAGCTTGTTGCTAATCTCTAGCGTGACGCATGAGTCGAGGCAACAGTATTCGTAGAATGTCCGGTCGTCATCGGACTTGCGGTCGCCTTTGTAGTAAGGCTGGTCGGTGTAGATGCTGCATTGGACTCCGAGGTTCTTTTCGAGTTCAGAATATAACTCCCAATGCTTAAGCATAGTATCGTGAGCCACATTGCGCACTCGAATGCCGTAGGAGTAGTGCAGGACGAATCGGTCGTAGAGGCTGTTTTGGAGTATCTTCGGGACATACGGGTCTTCAAGAGTTAAGGCGAGTGCACGCCAGATTGCGGGTGTGATGACAACGTGACCCGCTTTCGTGTATATCGGCACGATGAATGCGGAGGTCGGTGACTCCGCGAATGAGATACACGACATCGTGTCGATGCCACCCTCAATGTCGATGGCGACGGGAATGCGGTCACGGCGGATAGCCGCGAGCCGTGCAATGATGGCGTCCTCTGACAGCGTCGTGTCAATGACGCGGGTCGGGAGGTTGAGTAGCGGGGATGCCGCTTCGCGTGCGGCTTTCCGCAGGTCGAACTGGAGCAGCGGCACAGCTTCGTAGTCGCGTAGGCAGTAGGTCGGGTGGTATGCGACGAGGCACTTCAGCCCCGCGAAAGGTCCGCCCTCAGCCCCGTAGAACAACGAGCCGCGCCACTTGGCACACGAGTAATACTTAGCGGGCTTTGTGGCCAGCGGGTCTTTGGCGGCTCGCAGCGACACATCGCCGAATAGCACAACGACATTAGGTTTGAATGCCGCTAGGTCAACGCCTAGCTGATACAGGCCTTCCTGTATTTCATCCCCGCTCCACGAGAACTCCTCGGCTTTGCCGGACACCGGCTTATACGGTGCCACGCAACCGAGGAAACAGTTCTCCCGCACGATGCCCGCACGGCCAAGCAATGCCGCCATGAACCGGCCATCACGACCGGACAACGGCTGCATGTTTTTTTCGTCATCGGCAGAAGCCGCGTCGCTGATTAGCGCGACGCGGCCGGTGCCTGTCCATGACGGTATGTAATTCGGCACTGACATTATAGCAATCCTTTCAGTTGGTCGGGAAGCTCACGCCATGTGATAGGCTCTCCGTCCTTGGTGATACGTATCACCTTGTTGTTCTTCCACGTCAAAACGTAATCGCAGTTGTGAAACTCGAAGTCGGTTTGCGTAGGTTCGTTAGCAAGCTGCGGCACGATGACCCAGCCTTTAAGCTCGGCGTAATGCCGAACGTGATTGTAGGGCAGCCCGACTGCCCAGTCGAGCCAGCCTGTTGCGCTTACACAAACTCCGCCAGATTCGCTGAGTTCGCAGGTGCCGGTGCCGGTGATGATTTGGTAGGTAGACATGGTTTTTGGAATATGGTTACGACGCGGAAACGATTGCCGGTAGACCGGATGTAGGATATACCGCCGACAAGCCGGAGGTCATTGTTGGAGAACAACGGCAGTGCTTGGTCCATCCAGACGAGGAAGCCACCGGGTTCCAGCACAAGCGCGCACTCTTGGATGACGCGTTCGCGGTTTACCATGCTGTTGGCATAGTGCTCGCTGTCCTCGATGCTGTATGGCGGGTCGGCATAGATAAGGTCGGGTTTGAACGGCAGCTTGGACGACAGATGATGTGCGTCGCATTCAATGTCGGGTTTTGTATCGCCTTGCGGCAAGCCGACGCGCACGTAGTTCGGTGACGGTGGCAGGCTGCCGACAAACAGATGCACGACTTTCACCGCGTCAGGGAACAGCACGGCAATGCGTTCAAGATACTCGGTTTGATACGAGCCATACAAGTCGCTGATGTTGCCGCCACCGACAAACCACCAGCCCTCGATGAACTGCTCGGTGGGGTCTTTCGGGTTCACACGGAACGATAGCTGCTGCTTCCATAAGTGCTCGTATTTCTTATTAAAGAACTGAGCGCGGTCACGGAGCGTCACATGCGTCATGCCTACTTTGGTGGGCAGCGCAGGGCGAGTTGGGTTCAACTGTTGAATCGGACTTGGCTGGCCAACTACCGTGCCGCAAGCCTCGGCGAGTGAGGGCAAGCGAATGCCACCGACCTTCAGCTCTGTCGGCATGACAAGCGGTGTCGCGGCGAAGGCGTTGTTCACGGCGCGACGACGTTCTAGCTCGGCGTTAGCCTCGGCAAAGCGGCGGTCACGTAGCACGCCTAACGCCTCGACATACGAGCCAGCCGTCCAGAGCGCCTCGTCGCGGGGCGTCACGGCAAGCGCATCGGCCAGCGTGTAGATGTAGTTAGACATCGTTGCTTTCGACTGGCCAGTGAACGACGCCATCATTTGCAGCGTCCATGTTTCGCCGACAGCACGGGCGTTGCGGGCTTTGATACGGAACAGCTTCGCCACCGCAAGGCACTTCTCTTGCCATGTGCGGTCCTTGCGTTTGACATCTTCCTCAAGCTCGAGTTCTTGTTCCTGCTCCAGCGACAGCCCCTCGCGGAGCGTGGCTTCGCATTCCGTCCAGCCAAGCATCTTCATGGCGGTGTAACGCCGCATGCCCCATATCAACTGCATGTCCTCGGCTCTCACACCGATGTTATGAATCTGACCAAGTCGGGCTATGGACTCAGCTAACTCCTCAATATCGCCGAGGTCTACGCGTTGGCGTTCGCCAATTACAATGTCGGATAATTTAATTTTCATGTGCGGTCAATGCAGGTTTCTTCGGTTTCGTTGTTATGCAGGTAAGCGTGCAAACGCTTGTCGGACAGATTGTCTTGTGAGGCTAGCCACGCGCGGTAGTCCGAGCGCAGCTTGCCGAGTGGTGTGCCTTTCCATTTGCCGAACGGCATCGGCGTTTCATCCGTGTATGCCGTGGCTTCATCATGGGCAGTTTTGACTGGTGCCGGTGCGGGAGGCAACGGCGCGCCCTGCTCATACTCGTAAAGCAGCCGCACGATATTATCCATGCGGCGTTTCATCTCGTTTAACTCGAGCATTATTTGGTTAAGATTCAACATATAAAGCGGCAGACATTAGCCGGTCTGCCAGCGGCGGGTTACCACTTATTGCTTAATGAACAAAGCAATCTCGTTCTTGGCGCGGCGGACAACGCCCTTCTTGTCCGGTCCTTCGGGGATGTAAGCGACCTTGGCGCGGACTTGGCGTCCTTGCAAGCCCATGTAACCGCCATTGACGAACTCGCCGAGCGTGCCAGTCCAGCCGACGGCTTGCGTCAGCTGCGCGATGTTCTGTGTCACCATCTGCGGAGTGGCTTTGCCCGTGGCCGCCAGATTGATGTTGTGGAACACGGACACGCCGGGTTGCAGCACATCGCCTTTGACGGCACGCGCAGGGGTGGTGGACTTGAACGTCAACGCAATCATCGGCGAGCCGCCAGCAGTCTGGCGAGGCTCGACCTTGTCGATGTTGAAGTCCAGAATAGCACCGTTCTCAATGAGCGGGTAGCTCGTGTCGATGCTGTTCAAGTCGAGGTCAAGAGGCAATACTGTGAGGTTTTCCATATTATTTACTTTCTTTTGTTTTTGTTGTTTTTGTTTTTAGCTAGCGTTTCGTGGATTGCTGATGCTACTAGCACGCACATCAGCAAGATTCCGATGGTGTTCACGCGAGTTCGTCGCGTAGTGATTCAGCCGCGGTTATCGCTATTGCCATGCACGCGAGCGTGGCAAAGTCATCCTTTGACCACGAGGCAAGCTCGGCGCGTAGCAGCGGATAAATCATTTCCACGGCTTGTTCGTAAGACGGTCGCATCGGCATCAGCCGGAACTGCGCGATGAACTTTTGCCGTGCCGCGAGGATATGAGTGTTCGCCCGTGCAAGGCATTGCTGCTCGGGTGTGAGGACGGGCTTTGGGGCCTTCGACATAATTTCCGCCTCGGCTTGTCGCACCGCCGCGTTAATCATGTCACGTTGCGCTTCGGGACTCATGGCAGTTCCTTTCCGTAGATGGACTTGAAGTCCGGTGGGCATTCTTTGGGTAGGCCTTGTGGCCAGCGTGGACCGATGCCTTTGACCGGATACTTGTCCGACGGCAGGATAATAGGCTGGCCGGACATGTTCTTGGTGGAGTAAAACACCTGCGAGAACATCCCAAAGAAGTCGTCGCGGAGCATCTGCCCGTAGACGTTAGGGTGCTCACGAACTTCTTGTGTAATCTCGTTCTTGTCGATGAAGCTGTGCAGCAGCACAACGGCATGAGCGGGAAGGCACGTCATAGAGAGCACAATCTTACGCACCAACCCGCCAGCTTGTGACGCCCATTGACGGGCATCGGCCATTGCGTTGGGGTTGGCCGACGAGATGTAAGACAGACAAGCATCCGTATAACCCGTCACGCTGTCCAACACGATGGTCTTGAACGGCAACGCCTTGCACGCCACGATGAGGTTATAAGCGCGTTGGAACTCCAGCATCGGTGCTTGGCACTTTGCCGCGCCAGCGTCGAGGGTGAATGCGCCGTCCATCAGCAGCGTGAAGTCAATCGCGACTATCTTGGGTTGCTGCTCGACGGGAATGGCAAGTTGGGCAGTCAGGTCACCCGGCTTGATGAACTTGATTTCGTCGTAGGTCACGTCCATCTGGAAGTCCGTGGTCGCGCGCTGTGCGCCTTTGTTCGGGATGACGTCCAGCCCGCCTCGGTCAAAGCCGAGGTAGAGCAACGGCTTGGGATACGAGCCGACGACGGCTCCGGTTTTGAACTGCTTTGGCAAGCCCATACGGGCTTCTCGGATGTATTTCATGGCGTGGCTTTCTCCGTTGTAATATGCAGCACGTCAGCGCAGGCCACAACAAAAGCGGCTGGATAGCCGGATGTGTAAACAGGCTCGCGGCGTTCTTTGTCGTATTCAGTTTGCACGTTGCTGTTGCTTAACACAACCAACGGCTTGGCATCAAAGTGCTTGAACGTTATTGTTATTTTGTATTCCATGTTATTCGCTTTCTCGTTGTTATTGTTTCATTCCTTTTGTCCATGTGTTAGCTTCGAACATACCCGAGGCTAAAAGCATTTCGCGTTGTTCGCGGGGCGATGAGCAGACGTCATAGAAGTCGCACAGCCCGAATTTGTTTGTGCATTGCCAGCGGTGCCGTGGGAACATGGCTGCCTCGCTGTAATCGAAGATGTTCTTGATTAACGCGATAACATCCCGCTGCCATTCGTCCAACATATCGTCGCTGACGTAATGCGGGATGCGCTTGAAGTCAGTCGCGTCGATGCACGATGCGCCGGTGAACTCGTCTTTCTTGGTCGGTCGGCGGACGCGGATAGCGTCGATGATGTAGCCGCAGGGGCGTTTGCCGGTGACTTGGCCAAGTGCCCAGCAGTAGCCGAGCTGCCCACCGTCCATAGCCATTTGCTTATCGAACGCTTCGCCGAATTGGAACGCGGTCTTATGGTCGAAGCTCCAGAGGCCGTTGTTGTCCTCAATGCCGAGGTCGACTTTGCCGGAGTAGTAGACCGGCACTTCGCGGCCATTGCGAGTGGTGATGTGTCCAAACGGCAAGCAAAAGGACGCCTCGATGATTGGCACACCAGCGGGGGTGGTGACAATACGAAACTGCTCGTTGCGGTAGATTCGGTTATACACGTCGAACAGCTTACACGCATGCTCGTATGAGCGGAAGTCCATGTCGGGTTGTGGGTGGTCGGTCAGCCACGCGAGCATTTCTGCACGGCATTTGAGGGTTGTCAGCTCGTCGACTTCGAGGTTGCCACGCATCTTGTAGCGGGTCTCCAAGGCTTTGTGGATGGTCGAGCCGAAGTTCGCTCCAGCACGAGCTGAGCATGGTGTGCGGCGGGCGAGTTCGGAGTATTGGAAGGCACGCGGGCATTTCAGCTTCTCAAGGCCGGAGTTGTCGATGATGAACGCGCCATCAACTAGCGGGATTTCGGTAGGTGTCATACGAATTCGTCAAGGTTCTTGGGGACGCGTTTTGTGGTGGGTTCCTTCTTCTCGGCGACGGGGAATACAGCGGCGGTGAACGTCATGTGATTCTTGTAATCACGCAGCTGGCTGTGCCACGCCGCTAGCTCCGCATCCGTCATTTCCACTAGCGGCTTTGGCGGTGCGATTGCGCTTTTTCCCGGTGGCAGGCTTAGCAGCGGTGACTCGTTCTGGGCTGCTAACGGCAACGGGATAGTAGCGTTCTGGGAGACGGAGGGTGAGATTAGCGATGGCGTCTTGATACTCGTATCGTTCGCCGGGTTTGATGGTGGATGCTGCAAGTTCATTGATAAGTTTTGTTACAAGGATTGATATGGTGGTTTGAAGGACTCCGGTTTTAGGTTCCAGAGCTTTGATTTTAGCGTCGATAGCGAATGGCATTTCGACTGTCGTGCGGAGGCGGTCGGCTGCTGGCACGGCGATAAACTGGTTTTCAAATTTCATACGATAAGCCATTTGGTTGCGTCGGATTCGTGCGGCACAAAGCCGATGTCGTAGCGTTCTTCCAACGAGGCGACGAGGGCGGTGGTGAGGCCGGTGGTGTAGAACGACTGCCGAGGCCACACGCATTTCTTGTCGTGCAGTAAGCAGAACGCTTCAAGCTCTGCTTCGTTCGACCAGCGAAACTCCAGCATGTCGGTTTCCGCGACGACGCCAGCGGGTAGGGCGCGTGGCGGGAACTTGGCTTCCGTCGGCCCGAGCAACACACCGATGCCGCTTTCAGCTTCGGTTACGGTGATGCTCGCGGCGTGTTGCCAGAGCGACTCACGGATGGCGGGATGCTGCCAGCCGTATTTGTCCTTAGCCGTTCGTGCGTCGCGCAGCAGCCGTGCATACGCAAAGAAGCTAAGCGGTGACGGGTTGACTTCAATAGCGTTGGGATACGCGTTAAGCGCAGCACCCCAGACATGAGCGACGCGTTGGAATCGCTCCTCTCGGTATTTAGCGGGTATGTTTTGTGTCATTTTAAGGTCGTTTCGGTATATGACGTGAGGTTTGTTAGTTTCAATGTCGCGGACGTATACAAACGGCAGCAACGTAGAAATGAATTCCACTCGGACGAGGCGATGGCCGCGTTCCGTGCGGATGAGGCCCGTGGTGTTAGGGCCGATGATAGGCGGGTTGGGTTCAAGTGTTGAACCGGACTCGCCGATGGGTGGTTGTGTGTTACTCATACAAATTCACTTAAGTCGCGGGGTGGTTTGCCGTGCTGCCGTTCGCGTGGACGGCCTCCGCGGTGGCGTTCAAGGCACGCAGGGCAGTAAAAGCCCGCTTTGGGTAGATAGCTGAATGACCGGTGCTCAACGCCGCGTGTCTCCCCGCACTCGCAGCGGTCGATGAAGCCGTTGGCTTTGCACTTGCCAAGCGCGACTTGTTTGGCTAGTTCGCCGTAATAGCCTTCCTTCATACGCTTGGTGATAGCGTGGTTGGTGAGCGGCTTGCCGATAGCGGCACGCCAGCCGCTGCCCATGTGGGCGGCAGGGTTCATATTGACGGACGGCAGTCCCTCGTATTGTGCCATAATCATTCGTGTCCTTTGGTGAACCATTCGTCGTCGCGTTTGCGGTCAGCCTCGTCCTCGGCGGCTTCCGCAGCACGCTCGGCCTCGGCTTGTGCATCGTCCTCGTCGCAGGGCACCTCGCCATCACCATCGCACATGGCGCACGGCTCGTCCTTACCGCCACTGCCTTTGCACTCGGGGCAGCGTTTTGTTGGTTCGTCCCCGCCCATTGCGCGTTCGATATCGGCGTGTGAACAGCCTGGTGGAAGGTCCCATCCGAAAGGTGAACGGCTCACAATTCAGCCTTTCCGGTAGCGATAAGAACGGCATCGCAGAGTTGGGATGCGGTTGCACTTAATGGCCATTCTATATTAAACAAGGTTAATAACTGGTCATCAACAATGTCAGCAAAGTTTAACTTCTGAACCAGCGGAATGATTGCGTTGTAGGAAGTGAGGTAATCAGGGACGAACCTTAAGCATTCACGGCTGTTTGGCTTATTTTCGCCAAGTCCAGTTGGTGAGTATTTATTTTGTGTGATGTTCTTGTATCCATCCAACTTCGCAAGCAATTTGGTTTTCTGTTCTGGGGATATTGAGGAGATTTTCATTTCACTTTCTTTTCTTGGTTTGGGTGTTCATATCACAAGTCTTTCTCGGTTAATTGTTCAGCTGCGGTGAGGATAGCATCTACTTGCACCAGTTCTTCATTCATCACATGTGTTGGATACTTCTTGCGATTGTGCACAGTTAGCACATCAGTCGCCCGACGCATACCTTCTTTCATGGCGTCGAGTTGGATGCGAGCAATGGTAGATTCTAGGTAATCTTTACCAGTCTCAGCTTTGAATTGGTGTTGATGCCATATTAAACCGTGGCGTATTTCTTGGGCTAATTCGTGAGCGGCCATATGTAAGGTAATGTTGAGGGTTCAGTCCAGCCGAACTGCTGGTAGTGCGCAGGGTCTTTACGCAACAGATTAGAGCGGTGAGACGCGTGGAAGGCGTTGTCGCCGAGCCACGGCGGGATATTGCCGGTCATGCAGTCGTGCAGCGTGTCATCGCCATCCGGCTTGAAGAACGTATGAATCTTGGTGAAGCATGTGTCGTTGTAGCCTCGCTTAACCCATTCGGTGCAAACAGCCAAGCCGTAGCAAATAAGGGCAGCGTCATAGCCACGCCACATCCGCACGGCGGGATGATTCTGCCAGCCGTAGGTCGGCACGTTAAGCGCGGTGAGAATTTGCAAGCATTCAACACGCTGCTTGCCGAGTCGCCGGTAGTCAAGGCACGCGGCTGACGCTGCGAAGTCGGGGTATGGTAGGAAAGTTTGCATAGTCAGAGGTGCAGGATGTTTACCATGTTAGCTTGCCAATGGCGATTGCCCGTAGCGTCCACGCTAGGAGGGCAGTAGCGGTTGGCCAGAAAGACAATAAAGCCACGGTCGATGCGGTGTGGCGTGTAGTCGTGCAACGCATGGCGCACGGTGTTCTCGCATACGCGCCGCGGGTCGCTAGTGCGGATGGATTTAATACCATAAGGGTAGTGGGTTGCGCTGCCGCCTTCTACGCGATAGATGGCGGTGACGACTTGGTCGGTGGTAATCATAGCGGTTCGATGGTGCAGACGCAGCCGAGCGCGGCGTTGACAGCTTGCTTGGTTAGCGAGTCAAGCTCCGCACGGCAGTATGACTCGTTGCAGCGAGTGGCGTTGTCGCGGGCATGTGCTGTGTCAAACCCAACCCACCAATAGCCAAGCGCGGAGTCGCAGTCCGGCTGGTGTGGTACATAGTCATCAGCCCATGTGACGCCACCGTGGATAGTAATATCGCCGACAAGCGTGGTGCCGTAGTAATCCAACCCGTGCCACGGGTGGCCAGCAGGCACGCCGACGTAACCACATGAATGGCCGTGAGGGATGCCGTGGAGCCACGTGATAGGGACTAGCTTTGTCTTGATGTTCATTTTATTAGTTTGCTTTGTTGTTAACCAGTTACTCATGGGTGCGCACCCAGTTGCCCAGATGCGCACGTTGAGGAACCGACGAACGCCGTATCAGGCGAACTCGGATTGTGTCTTGGCGCGTTTCTGCTTGTCGTAATCGACGAGCGCACGGGCGAGTGCTTTCTTGTTGGCCGTGAGGGTCGCTTCATCGGTGCCGGGTGCCACGAACGTCGCGTGCACAATCGGGTCGATGGCGATACCTTCGGGCGAGGTGAAGCCCGTGGCGAACTTGGACGCCCAAGCAGCTTGGTTGTTGTTCTCGATGATTTTGCCAGCGGCGTCAAGTGCCCACTTCGGCAGGAGGTTGCTGCCACCAACACGCACAGGACGAGAAACATCCAGCACATAGCACGGCTGGCCGTCGGTGGTTTTCTGGTCGCCGCAGGTGAACGCGATGGCTTGCAGAGCCGCGTATGCGGACGTTTCTTTCGCCTTCTCGTCGCCGGACGAGATGGTGATATCCGCGTGGGTGAAGGTGCCTTGCACCAACGCGTCGATGAAACGCTTGATGTGGTCGCCTTCGGTTTCGGACGGCACGCTGATGGTTTCGCCGTCTTTGACGACGTTCTCGGCGAGGCGGGCAAAGCCGAGTGCGGTCAGCTTGTCAGACAGGTCGGAACGGAATTCGACGAGTGCCACTTTCTGGCGACGGTCAGCGTTGATGGCGATGGTGAGTTCCGCCACCTTACCGGCTTGCACGAGGGCAAGGACGTCAGCGTCTTCGTATTCCATGACGCGAGCTTTGACGCCTGCCGAGGATGCGAGGTTAAGTTTCATTTGTTTGTATCTTTCTTTTGCTTGTTGTTAACAATGGCTGGTATCATGCGCCAGCCGTTACGCATTTGCCACACTGCGTGGCGAAAGTGGATTGCCGTGCGGTTCAATTATTGAACCCAACGGGCTATTGGATTTCCGCAAGCGTGTCGACGATGCCTTGTAAGTCGCTTACGGCTTGGTCAGCCGCTTGGATGTGGGAGTCGGCACGCTCACCTTGCTCGGCTTGCTGGAGTGACTCCGGCATATTGTCGAAGGCGTCTTGTGCGTCTTCACGGATGCCGTCGAGTTCCTCGTAGAGGGCGACGATTTTACGGCTGATTGCATCGACTTGCTGGATTTGTTTTGCGTTCATTGTGTTATGTGGTGTTGCGTGCAAAGCGAATTGCCTCACACAAATTCGGATATGTCGACGGTGGGCTTAGCAACCGCCACGGCGCGTGGTTGTTTGACCGCTTTCGTCAACGCAGGCATCTCGGATTGCTCGTCGGCGATGAAGTAGTCAAAGTGGCCGATTAGCAGACGGTCAGCTTGCATGATGGCTACGTGAATGCCGTTGGTGGCTACTGCCGTGCCGTGGTAGCCTGGTAAGCCGTTTATCTGGCCGATGACTTGGAGTGGTAGCAAACGCCATTCAAACGGCGCAGGCAGCACATGGCCGGTGGTCGTGCGGAGTTCAGCGATTGACGTGAAAGTCTGTAGCGTGGTTAAGCGTGCCATGTTAGGATACGGGGTTAAGGGTTTCGGGTATTTGCTCGATACAATCGGGTGCAATCTCCCAGCTTGTGTCTTGGCCGAGGAACGTGGCGTGCACCTTGATAGGTGTGCCGGTATGCTCGAACTCACGACCGAGAATCTGGTCGATGACGGGTGCTGGCACGGAGTCACGGTAGAGCCGCCGTGCCGTGTCGACGGTGTTTTTAATGCGGTATTTCATTTTTATAATGGTATGTGGTAGCATCATCGCCACCGCTGGCATTCTTATAGCATTTGCCATGCCAGCCTGTCTTTAACGATAAAGTGTCCATAAATGAGGCAGAATTGCCTAGGAATTGGACAGTCTCAAAGTTGGACAGGCTGGCTGGCATACGTGGCTAACTATGGTAGCACCAAGCCCAGATTTCTCGGTTGGTGTGATTGCACACAACCTCCATCAGCTCGGAGGTCTTGTGTGGTGGCTTTGCGTGCACGTTGGATTCTGCAAGGCGCACGGTGTAGTCCGGAAACTGCCGGATTAACTCGGCGAGTGTGGCAGCGGGGTTCATAGGTCAATGCCCTCGTTGTCAAGGCACTCTTGTGCGGCTTGTGCGGGTGTGAGGTCATTCTCGAACCAATTACGCCAGCATTGGTCAGGCAGGTCGTCGTGGGATAACCCGATGCGGTGTGTGAGGATAGCGTCCACTGCACGCATCCATGACTCGAAGCTGTGGTCGTCGGCGTTCATTGAGGCCTCCGTCCGTCGCGTATCCACGCTAATGTGACTGTGTTTAAGTCCTCCTCATGCACCGGCCACGGCTTGTATTCGTTATACTCGTCACCGAATATCACGGCATACACTGTGAACTTATTATGCGTGGGCAAAATGCCTTGCACGCGAACCCAGCGGATGTTTGGTTGGGCGTTCACTTGGCCACCCCCATGTTGTTGTAAAGCAGCTTGCCGGTAGCGTCGTATAACACGGTATGGTTGTAACGGCTATCGCAGAACGCATCAAGCCACTTGCCGTCGACGGGTATTTCCGTGTGCGTCACGTGCATCTTAGCCCACAATGCACGGTGCTTTGCCCGCACACCCATCAGCGCGGCGAAGCGTGCGAGGTTGCCCTCACGACGCTGATACGCGAGGTTGTCTGGTGTTGTCGTCATACTGTCCTTTTCTTTGCGGCAGTCAGGTTCAACTATTGAACCTAACCACCATTGGTTATCCGCGTGGCTAGTTGTTAGTTGCCACCGCACACGCTAGCCGCATGGCGATGAAATGGTAGACGGGCAGCGGCAGTAGCCGTGCTGACCGGACGCCGCTAGCGGAGGTGAATACCACACGCACACACGGCCACTTAACTGCTATCACGATGACGTTTTTCTTGCTCATAAATACTTTCTACGCGAGCTGCCAAGCGAGGCGCGACCGACGCACCAACCCACCTACTCTAGGCGGCGGGTGGCTGGCACCGCTGTCGCTTCAAAGCGACAAGCAGCTCACGAAGGCGTATTGCTTACCACGTATTTTTTTTTTTTTTTTTTTTTTTTTACGGGGCTAGCCCCTCCGCGCTTTTGCGGAAGCGACAGGCACTAGCCCCTTGGCGGAGGCAGAGTAGGTGGGTCGGTGGGTGCGCCGCATTCTTTAGGCGCGGGCCGCGTATCACACAAACTCACTTATATCACGCCCGCGTGTCTGCCGTGGCATAGAATGGTATACGTCCGGCACCTGACCCAGCACCACCATCATGGCCTTCCACTGCCAGCCGTGGTGCTCTGTGCGCCCATTCGCACGAAGCGGGTTGTGCGGGTCGTAACGCCACACCTGCCACGTCAACAAATGCGCTATTTCGTGGGGCAGCGTGTTCGTAATCGCCTCGTCAAGGTCATACGCCATGAACCTCTTATTCAACCGCACGAGGTTTTCGCGGTAACACGCCAACCCCGCCACGCTTGCGCTGTCCACGTCAAAATGCACACGGCATCGTGGAAACACGCGCCCAAAATGTTTGTCCGCTATTGCGTAGCACCGCGCACGCTCGTCCGCCACGCGTTGCTTAATGTCGTCCGTAATAATCATAATACATAACTCCTCGGTTGACGAGTCACGGCACCATGCCGTAACCCGCCAAGCGAAGAGCGTGCTTAGTAACCCCGCACGCTGTGCTCGTCACACGAACTCCGCATCAATGCGTTGCTCGTTGCCCTTCGCCGTCGGCATTAGCATTTCCCCGTCATCGCCTTTAGTGTTCGCCGCATATACGGACTGCCAATTCTTGGATGCCGTGCAAAATTGCTTTGCTAACGTGACCAAGCTTTTGCGCGTCTCGATGCTAATGGCATCAGTGCCGTTAAGCAGCGCGACTTCGCCAAGCTCTTCCAAGATGGAACGAACGAGGATTGTCGCTGTGTGCTCTGCCGCCATATTTTCGCCACGCGCTTTCAGCACTTTGCAAACGCGCTTGGCTTGGTTCAGGACGGAAGTATTCGTAATAGTAGGCATAATGTTTCTTTAGTTTGATTGTTTCGTTTTATGCTACTTCACCACTTTAGTGAGTAGCTAGAAACGGATTAGCTTATAGCGTGCCAAGTTTAGGCAAGATGACGAATTGTCATTTGGCAAAGTAGGCTTTGCGCCTAGGCAAGTTCTGCCGCTATGCTAATCCGCTTTTAGCTATTCACTAAAGGCGATATTAAAATGTCAAAGACCGACCGCGGCCCGCTCAATCGCAGGCAATTCTCTTATAGCATTGCCCGTGCCAAGCCATTTGAGCTTGTAGCCTAGCCTCTTTTGTCCCATTCCTAGACAAGTGTCCAATGGACATGTCCAGAAACAGGACGCTGCCAGCTCGCTGCCAGCTCTGTCTAATAACTGGACACAACTGTCCCGTTATCGAGCTGTCCAATTACTGGGCAATCCGGCTCGCTTTGCTAGTATATAATAGAGCATTCCCCATGCCAGCGTATTTCAGGACACTGTCCACGGGACATGCCTCATTTCGTGACACGCCCACCCCCCACCCCCTTGAAGTTGGTGCTCGTGCGGGAACAAAGAGCCCACTTACAAACCGCACTAGCTGAGGGCACTTTTGGCCAGGTTAGGTTCAAGTGTTGAACGCGACGGCGAGGCGGCATAGCCGTGGCGGGGCGGCCTAGCGGAGTAGCGGGCAATACACGCCAGCCGTAGGCGGCAGGACTTGAAACCGTGTCGGGCGACGCAAGCCGCGCTTTTGCAAGAAAAGATTTTCGGGTTGTCGCTTGCACCGCCACCCCGCCGTGCTATGATGTCCACATGGAAAAGGCACAAAGCGGTGGGCAGGAAAAGCGCGGAGCGGTCGGCGAAGTGCTGGCAGCATTACTCGCGCGTCAGGATTTACAACCAGCGGAGGCGTATGGCAACAAACATAATGTCGGAGAAACAACGCAAGGCGTGTCTAGCGAACTTGAGCCTGTCGTGGGTTAAGCCGCATTCAAAGCTGTATGAGAATGCGGGTGGGGAAAACGCGGCACTGCCCGAAGCCCTCGCCGGTGATATCGACCCTGTGCGTATAGCGCGGCGCGAGACTCCCGTGCATCGCACGATGGTGAATATGGCGGTGGCGGGTTATACAAACCGCGAGATTGCGATGTTTACCGGATACAGTCCAGCGACCGTGGCGACGGCTATCAAACAACCTCACGCAAGGAAATACATGATTCAGGAAGCAAAAAAGACCGTGCAGGATGAGATTAAAGAACTGCTGGCCAGCGAGGCTTTACCCAGCATCAAGCGGCTTATCACCGTGCGGGACAGCCAAGACGCACGCAGCAGCGATGTTATCGCCGCGTCGAACAGCTTGTTAGACCGATTCCTCGGTAAGCCGGTGCAGCCAATCACGGAAAACCAAAAGCCTCCGTCGGAGATGACGGACGCTGAACTGAAAGCGCAGGTCGAGCTTGAGCTTAGAACAAACACAACCGCCAATTAGCACCGCGAAGGCCGAGTATCTTGCTCGGTTAAAAGCGCGTGAATCATTCTTGGACTGGTGCTTGCAGGCTGGGTTCAAGCCAGCGAAGCATCACCGGCTGTTGATTGCGGAGTTGCAAGCGTTGGTGGATAAGCTGGTAGCCACGCTGAATAACTTAACGCCCGAAGCGCGCGAGACAGAGGTTAGCGGCTTGCGTTTGATGGTGCTGATGCCACCCGGCTCGGCGAAGTCAACGTATATCAGTAAGCTGTTCCCGCCGTGGTTCTTGGCTCAGCTTCACCGGATACCGTTAAGCGAGCTAGGTATTCTGGCTTGCTCGCACGAGGCGGGGTTAGCCACCGACTTCGGTCGCGCCGCTCGCAATATCGTGGAAGGCAATGAACGCTGGTTGGGTTACGCACTCAAGAAAGACTCGCGGGCGTCAGAGCAGTGGGCTACGACGAATGGCGGGTATTACAAAGCAGCGGGCGTCGGGGCAGGCATCGCCGGACGCCGTATGCACCTTGGCCTGATTGATGACTTCTGCGGGTCACAAGAGGACAGCATGTCGAAGCTGTTCAACGATAAGGTTTGGGATTGGTATGTGAATGATTTTGTGGTTCGCTTGCAGCCGTTTGCGGCTCGCGTGATTATTGCGAATCATCGGAACGAGGATGACTTGGTTGGGCGGCTGTTGCAGCGTGAGCCTGAGAAGTGGCGGGTTATCCGCTTGCGGTTGCTTATCGAGACGGAAGAACAAGCCGAGCAAGACCCTTTGCAACGCGCGGTTGGTGATTACCTCTGGCCTGAGTATTTTACTCGCCAGCAGGTCAACGAGCGTATGGGGAACGTTTACGCGTCGGGCATTGAGCAGCAAGAACCGGCGCCGTTAAAAGGCGCGTTCTTCGATGCGGAGCATTTCCTGACATACCGGCCTGACGAACTACCACCAGCCGACGAGCTTTCGTTTTACTGTGCGAGCGACCATGCGGTTAGTGAGCGGCAGACGGCGGACAACACGGCCATCATACCAGCGGCTTTCGGCCGTGGGCAGTTGTGGATTCTGCCGGATGTCGTGTGGAAGCGCATTGGCAGTAAGGAGTGTATCGAGGCGATGCTGACGCTAGCTAAACGCCGGCAGTTCATTTACTGGTGGGCGGAGGACGGGCATATCACGAAGTCGTTACTGCCGTTGATTCAAGACCGCCTCATGGACGAACGGACATTCATCAACATCGTGCCGGTCAAGCCGGTGAAGGACAAGATGCAGCGGGCGCAGACGGTGCAAGGCATGATGGCTATGGGTATGGTGCGGTTCCCCGCTAACGCGGAGTGGCTGCAACGAGCCAAGAAGGAGCTGTTGACCTTCCCGAATGCCAAGCACGATGATTTTGTAGATGCGTTGGCGTGGCTAGGCATGGGCGTGCATAAGATGTTTGGCGCAACACCGGCTAAGCCTCGCCCGCAGTTCGAGCCGAACAAGCCGTGGACACCGACGCACGGCTGGTTGCGAGATAGCCACAGGGCAAAACAAAAACTTTTAATCCGTCAGATGCAGGATAATTAACTTATGGCCGATGAACAAACCAACGCGGAGGACGTGCTGCTCGAAGAGAATAGCGTGAAGCTGTGGACGAAGCGCGTGAAGGACGCTAAGAAGTATTTCGAACCCGACTTCAAGCGCATGACGGAGTCCATGAACTTCGCAGCGGGCATTCAGTGGGACGCGCAGACGGGGCTGGACAGCACGCAGTATATTGCGAACTTTGTTAACCGCGAGGTGAATCAGAAGGTCGCGACGCTGTATGCTAAAGACCCGAAGGCGGTGTTCAAGCGGCGTCAGCGGCTCGATTACCAGTTGTGGGACGGCAGCGTGGAATCCATGCAGCAAGCACACGCGGTAGTCATGCAGGCTGGTCAGGCGGCACAGCAGAACCCTGCGGTCATGAACGACCCGAAGGTGATTGCGGCTCAGGCGTTGATTGCGGATATTACGCACGGCAAAGCATGGAAAGCGGTTGTCGAGCGGGTTGGTCGCACGCTTGAAGTGCTGTATCATTATCAGTGTGATACGCAGACACCTGATTTCAAGTATCAGATGAAGCAGCTTGTGCGGCGCACGGTGACAACCGGCGTCGGGTTCGTCCGGCTGAACTACTCCCGTGAGATGCAGCATGCGTTGACGGCTAGCGGCACCGACGATACCTTGTCGATGCGGGTCAAGCGTGCCAAGCAGATAATGGACAGTATTGATGATGACAAGATTACCGAAGATGACCCGCGCGTCCAACAGCTTGAGCAGTTGATGGCGAGTGTGAAGTCGAGCGTGGCGAATGGCGATACGACTAACATCGAAGAGCGGCTTGAGTTTGATTTCCCGTCCGCGACTTCCATTATCGTCGACCCCAAGTGCAAGAGCTTAAAAGGGTTTATTGGCGCACGGTGGGTGGCTCAGCAGTTCATTATCCCGTTGGACGAAGCGAACGCTTACTTCCAGACGGACATTAAAGCTGGCGGTAAGCTGGCGGTGTATAACGAAGACGGCATCGAGAAGATGAAGTCCTCGCCCGCTAACCCCAACGACAAGGACGACCCACAAGAGAAGCCGTTGATTTGCCTGTGGGAGATTTTTGATATTACGACGAAGAGCTCGTTGTTCATTGCGGATGGCTGGAGTAAGTGGGTGCAAGCCCCCGCACCGGTAGAGCCGTCCATCAACCGCTTCTGGCCGATATTCTCGTTGACGTTTAACGACGTTGAAGTTGAGCCGGGTGGCAAGGTGCATATCTACCCGCCGAGTGACGTTGACCTGATTCGTCATCCGCAAAAAGAATGGAATCGCACGCGTGAGGAGTTGCGCAAACACCGCAAGAGTAACCGGCCGTGGTATCTGACCGTTGAAGGTTGGTTGACCGAGCCGGACATGGACGCGATTAACGACCATGAGTCGAATCAGCTTGTGCGGGTTAAAGGGCTGCCGCCGGGTGGAAGACTGCAGGATGCTATCTTCCCGTTCCATGCCGCGCCGATTGACCAAGCGTTGTATCAGACTCAGCCGTTGCTGGAGGATACCTCGCTGGTTATTGGCACGAACACCGCGCAGTCAATGCAGCCTCAACGGCACGTGGCAGCGACACCCGCTGTTATCCAAGAGCAGGCTCGTATCAGCGGCGTTAACAGCAATGTTGATGACCTTGATGACTTGCTGTCGGAGCTGGCCCGTGCGGGCGGCGAGATTATGCTACGGGAGTTTGCATTAGCCACGGTCAAACGGATTGCTGGTCAAGGCGCCGTGTGGCCTGAGCAGAACCGCGAGGACTTCATGAATGAGATTTTCCTTGATGTCGTGGCGGCGTCTAGCGGCCGTCCGAATAAAGCGGTTGACGTTTCTAACTGGCAACAGATTGGACCGTTAATGCTGCAGGCCGGAGCTAACCCTTGGGCGTTAATTCGTCAGTATGTTAAAGTGCTGGACGCGAATTTAGAGGCCGAGGACTTTGCACCAGAGCAAATGCCGCAGGCACCACAGCAACCGCAAGCCGGTAAGCGGCCAGCCCCGCAACATCCGGGTTTGGTCGGTCAGCAGCCGTCAGGCATACGGCCGCCAATGCCTCATTGATTTATGTTAAAACACCATCGCATCGTATTGATGCCGGACGCTAACACCGGCGGGGACTCGTCCACCACGCCAGACGCTAATGAGCAGGAGTCGTCAACTGCTGAACAGGGCGCACAAGAAGCAGGGGCGGAAGTAGCGGAAGCTACCGCAGCCACTGAGGAAACGGAATCGCCCGCCGAGGCCACGGCAGAAGAAGCTGGTGAGGAAACCACCGCGGAGGTAGCCGAAGAAAATACCGCCGAAGCCGGTAAGGACAAGAAGGCTGAAGAAGCCCCTGTGCATACCGACAAACCAGAGGACGCGAAACTTGAGTTTCACAAGCATCCGCGTTTTCAAGAACTTGTTCAGGAGAAAACCCGGTTCAAGCAGGAAGCCGAGGCGTTAAAGCCAGAAGCCGAAGCGAATCGGGTGTTAAAAAGCTACATGCAGTCCAACGGGATTGTCCCGCAGGAACTGCAGAACGCGCTTGAGTATTTGCGCCTGCGCCGTCAAGACCCTGCTAAAGCCTTTCAGGTTGTTAAGCAGGATTACGATGCGTTGGCGTTGTATACCGGCGAGCGGCTGACTCCTGAACTGGAAGCGGAAGTCGCGGCTGGCACGCTCTCGGTAGAGCGGGCTAAGCAGATTGTCCGTGCAGAAGCAGCGCAGCAACACCAGCAATGGCAAGGCAAGCTGACAGCCGAGCAGCAGCAGCAACAAGCGGTGCAGGCGATTCAGGGTAGCGTAGATTCTTGGGCACAGTCCAAGATGCAGAGCGACCCGGATTTCCGTCCCCGTAACAAAGCTGATGCTAATGCGGTTGACGGCAAGTGGGAATTCGTGGATATGAAACTGCGCACTATGCGGCAGGAGCAGCCACCGAAAACCCCGCAAGAAGCCGTGGCGCAGGTGGAAAAAGCGTATGCTGAAGCCAACAAGTTCTTTAGTTCGTTCGTAAAACCGACCGCGGTGAAGAAAGCACTCCGGTCACAAACATCAACTCAGAACAGTTCCGCGGTGGTCAAGTCGGCGGATGACGTCGTAAGAGCCGTCCTCGCCGGTAAGAAGCCGCACCAATTACGGTATTCATAATTATGGCACTTGGATATGTTACAGCAACCGACCTAGCAAATGGTCTCCTCCCGCTTTATACGCGTGGCGACACCATTTCCCAAACGATGGAAGACAAACCGCTTTTGAAGTGGTTCGAATCCAATAAGAAGTCATTCCCCGGTGGCAATGGCTATGTTAGTGACCCCGTGCAGGGCGCTTACATGAGTGACACGAGCACGCTGCAAGGCTATTCGTCTGATGACCAGTTGCAATTCGGTCAGGCGATGAACATTCAGCGCACGAACTTCCCGTGGAAGGAACACAACTACGGCTTGATTATCAGCTGGTCGGAGTTGAAGGCCGATGGCGTGACCATCAGCGACAACCAGAAAGTGACACAGCACGGCGAAACCGAGCTGTTCCGTCTCGTGGAGATTCTCAAGAACCGCATGACGGATTTTGCCGAGTCGTATACTCGCGGCAAAGCTCGCTTGTTCTTCTTGGACGGCTCGCAAGACCCAAAGGCGATGCCCGGTTTGAAGAGCATCTTGACCGACACGCCCGCGGTTGGCACCACTGGCGGTATTAACCGTGCGACTTACAGCTGGTGGCAGCATCGCACGAATCTGAATCTGGTGTCCTCGGCGGTCGACCAGAAGTTGTGCCGGTTCCTGCAAACGGAATTGCGCCAGTTGAAGAAGTATGGTGGCAAGCCGGACTTCGCAGTGTGCGGCTCGGACTTCTTGAACGCGCTTGAATTGGAAGTCTATTCCAAAGGCGTGCTCACACAGACCGGCTTCCAGAACAAAGGCCAGACTAAGTTTGGCATGGCGGAAATCTCGTTGATGGGCTTAGGCACATTCACGTGGGACCCGATGCTGGACGACCTCGGCGAAGGCAAGCGTTGCTATATTCTCGATTCCCGTCGCGTGAAAGTTCGCCCGATGGAGGACGAGGATGACAAGGTGTTGACTCCGGAGCGCCCGTATAACTACGCGGTGTTTCTGCACAACATGACCTGGACAGGCGTGGAAACCACAACTCAACTCAATGCGAATGGTGTGTATGCCATCGCGTAAGGATTAAATGAACATGAAAAAATATCTCGTTTCTTTGTTGGCTGGCGTCAGCATGGCTGCTTCGGCGGCTGTGTATAGCGAACAGCCTTTTGTTAACGGCTGGAACTTGTATGCTACTAACGGCGCTTCCGCTGTTATTAACAACACGAACTTGCTGTTTACCTACATTCACGGGGAGATTTTCTTCTCCCTGACGAACAACATGGGTCAGACTAACGTCATTGCGCCTAACGCATTTGACGATTTTGAGACCGTTTACTCGGACGTGAACGCGGACGTGAATGCCAACGCGGCAATTCATTACATGTTTAACTATACGAACCTGATTCCGATTGCTATTACCAATAGCGCGGGTCAGTATTTCGTGAGTAACTCATGGCCGTTGCTGAACAGCGTTTGGCCGACCTATATGTATCCGGCTACCACTAACGTGTATCCGACGTTGCCTTCGGCGGCTGCGACGAATGCCGTGACGTTTAACTTCCAGCGCGGCTGGAGGTTCTTCAATGGTGAGAAGCCTTATTACATTTGGGATTCGTCCACGAATGTGTTTAGCTTCACAGTAGCCGGAACAGGGCCGCAAGCGGGGATTACAAATCTTCCGACTTCGTTCTTGCAAGGCGCGGAGTTAGTTCGCATGCATAGTGTCTATAACTTCGGCACGAACGCGGCGATTATCAATCAGGTGTCGATTGGTCAGTGGAGGCCGTAAGGCTTGCGTAATTAGGTGGGCGGTGTAATAGCCGCCCACCTTTAACAAATAGAAAGGTTAAATATGGAAATTGGAACATTGCGGTTGCGGTTGAACAAGGTTGGGAGTGATGTGCCCGTCACGAATGCAACGCCGGCAGAAGCGGTGCTATTGCACTTGCTGCATCAAGGTAACAACGGTGGTTCGACCTTCGGCGAGGACATGGACAAGATTACCGTCACTGGCGTGGCTAAGGACGGTGACAAGGTTCGTTCTGACGTCGATGAATTGAAACGTCTCAAGGCCAAGTATGGTCACTGCGTCAACAAGAAAGGCGACAAAATTGTCGGGCTCGTGTGGGCGGGGTTGAATGTAAAACTGCCGCAAACTTTCAAGGAACTTGTCTGGGCGGATGTTTCATACGATGGTGTAGAAGTGGCTCCTTTGAACCTGGCTACGGGAACCCCCGTAGTTGCCGCGCCGGTTCCTTCGGCAAAGTAAGGTTCAATAATTGAACTCAACATATGGCTAGAAACAACACATTAGGTCAGGTGCGCATGATGGTAAAAGCGGAGACAGGTAAGTCTTTGCAATCTACCTCAACGGCACAAGACGCAGAGATTAACCAAATTATCTTTGACACCCAGCAATGGCTGTCTAGTGAGTATGACTGGCCTTTCTTGAAGGGTCGGTGGGACGTAGCGATTCCGGTTGGGGGTCGCTACGCCTCATTTCCTACCACCGATACCGAAGGCACGCAGCAGACCGTAGCGATTAACTTCGAGCGTGCCGGCCAGCTTAAGGTGTATATTAAGTGGAATAACATCTGGCAGGAAGTCAACTACGGCATACGGGAAATGGCGGAGTTTAATTATATTGACTCCGACCGCGGGCAGGTGCTTGACCCGATTCAACGGTGGCAGTTTGCCGACGAGAATCAATTTGAGGTTTGGCCGTTGCCTGCGACTGCCACGACTCTTCGGTTTGTAGGTCAGCGCGTTGTTGCGGAGCTTCGTTCGAACATAGCCGTGCCGCCCACTTGGGACGATAGCGCGGTTGTCAATCTTGATGATTTGATGGTGGCGTATTACGCCTCAGCCGAATACGCTTTGCGCGAACAGCAAAGCGACTTGGCTAAACTTTTACTGCAGTCAGCACAAACCAGAATGGCGCAAGTCCGCGCTACATATCCGTTAATCGAACGCCCCGCTACAATTGTCGGAGGCGGCTCCACACTAGACCGGCGTGCTTTACGTATCGTGCCTATGGTGGTAGTAAGTGGGAGATAATGACCTATGCCAACAAAAACTATATCAACGATTATGAACGCGCAGCAGTTGGATGCTACGCATTTCCTGCAACTCTCAACGCTGCCTTGCAAGGTGTTTAACCTTGAAGGGTATGTCAATGGCACGGCGGGCACTCAGTATTACCTGCAGTTGCTGGGTGTGTCACAAGCCAGCGCGGTAAGCGGAACGACTGTGCCATTGTATTCACGGCAGGTGCTTGGCGGCAATGGCTTTTCATTTACTTATGTCAATGGCATTGACACGGCTCGGATGCAGAACCCCGACCCGGTTAAGAAGCAGTTGAGCAATAACGGCAATAACGTGTTGCCTGTTTACGCGGCTATCAGCAGCACTGATACGGTTTATACCGCGGTGGCTGCCGCGACGGATTTAGCGGTTGATATCGAGCAGTCCGTGGCTGAGGGGTCGAATTACATCAAAGCCTCGAACATCCTTACCACGACGCTAGGTGTTTGGGCTGATGATGTAGCGAACACCAAGTATCGGCTGATGAACTTCACGTTTGACGCTACGGGCTCTAACGCTGCGTGCTTTGTTCAGCTTTCAACGTTCTCGCCTAGCGCAGGCACTATCCCTTTGATTAGTTTGCCCGTGCCGGCTGGTGGTATCATCACAAAACACTTTGGCTCTGGCCTAGCGTTAGTGCAGAGTGCCGCGAATTACGTTCCGCATTACGGCTGCATTATCTCGACAAGTTCTACGCCGACGGTGTATACAGCTTCTGGCATTACGCCTGTAAGCATCTTGGCCAACTACATTGACATTTCCTAATATGAAATACTTTTATTTATTACTTTGCACGGCAATGGTGGCGGCAGCGGGTCCGAACGGCCCGTATCCTAGCGGTAGTCTTACTGCTAATGCGGTGACTAACAATCAAAGTAACGTTACCTTTAGTAATATCAACGTTAATAAAATGACTGTTGGAGCGGCATCAGTAACTGCTTCAGACAATGGTTCTGGTAGGTTTCTTTGGACGTCTACTACTGGCGGGATTGGATTCGTAGATTCGTCTGGTAATGCTTTTACCACAACACCAGACCCTTTCATTGACTTTTACTCTCCGTCACAAACTACCCTGGAAACGGGTAATGGAAGTCGTATTTCATGCCAGCCTGACCAGACAATTCAGGTGCATACTACTGATGGCGGATTTATCATTGACGCTACTGGTATTCTTACTTTTGACTATCCTCCAGTAGGTAGTGGTGCTTCACTCACATTACTACAATCTGGCGCATTGGTTGGGTCGATTCCCATAACGCTGTTGCCTTATGTTGGATTTACAAACGCCTATCCAACAAATGCGACTGGCGTAACTGTTACGGGTGATAGGAAACTAGCTATCTCGACGAACTATGTTCCACTAGGTTCTTTAGGAGCAACTAAGTTTAACTCAACAAATGTTAGTTTGTCTGCTGCATCAACTTACACGTGGACTTTTATTAACTCGTTTGCTAATACCAATTTCTCCGTTAGCGTCAGCGGAGGAGCGGCAACTCTGGTTGCCCCAATCATCGGCGCAAAAACAACTAACTCGGTGGTGATAACCTTTACGGCTTACACCGGAATCCTTAACGCAATTGCTATCCAATGAAAAAAATACTTATCCTAACCAGCCTAGCGCTGGCGTTCGTTCTTAACGCACAAAACACTGACGTTACTGATGAAATCCCTACTATCAAGATTACCAGCGTAACCAATGTTGTTACAACTGTTCAGCCGTTGCAGCTGACCGATGAGCAACTTGCTGGTATTATTGCCAGTGTTCAAGCTACGGGGGTAACTGCTAGTGTGCAGATTACCACAAACAACTTACAACGGATTGTGGTAAATAAAAATCCGTATGGTGGCTATACTGTTTCGTTCTTGATGAAATGAGGAGACTGGCGGTTTGGACTAACTTGCCATGAAACCTTTGTTAGCGTTATTGTTGCTGGTGCTAGTTGGTTGTGACAACGGCCAACACCCAACACCAACAGTTATAGTTCCTCACGCAATAACGCTAGCATGGGACGGTGACCAACAACCTTGTAACATTTATGTCAACGACCAAATCGCTGCGACTACTACGAATACAACTTGCGTGTTATCACTTCAGAGTGGCGATACGGTATTTGTTGAATCGCAAGTGAGTGGTGAGAAGTCTAACATTGTAACCATCAAATGATAAAACTACTGCTCGAAACTTTACTAGGAGGCACCATGGAACGGATGCTTAAAAACAACAACGGGCTGACAGTTATTAACACATTGCTTCTAGTGGTAGTCACTTGGCTTTGTTATGTTAATTATCAGTCCAATGCCACGGAGGACAAAAAGATTGACGCGATTAACACCGCGCTTTACTACAAGCTAGGCATTGTTCCCTACGAGCCATCCGAGCACCGCTCTGACGGGCGGCAAGAATCTAAACGTAACATCTTGAACTCGGATGTTGCTTTAGTCCATGAAACACTAACGAGTTCAGAAAAGAAAGTAAAATAAACATATGTTAAGCTGGCTAAATATTAACACGGTTCAAGGAATCCTTCGCACCCTGCTCGCTTTTGGCGGTGGCATTTTGGTGTCAAAGGGCAAAATCACTCAAGACCAAGTTGCTTCGCTGACGACTCAGCTTACCGACCCGCAGTTCATCGGCACGGCTATTGCGGTTATTACCGCTGTGTGGAGCGTGATTCATAAGACAACGCCGACTGCGACTGTCACCACCACTACGACCGCGGCCTCCACAGCTGCTAAGTGATATGGGTATCACCGGCGGTATCATCCAGATTATTGTGCTGCTACTGCCGGTGATTTTAACCGCTGTGGCGGCGCGTAACACAACCAAACAACAACTTGACCGACTCAATGAAAAATCCGACAAAGCTGTGGCTAGTGGGGATGTTGATACTATCAATCGCATTTTGCATGACGGGGTGCCGGAGTCCGATAGTAATACCGGCAGACCGGGTAGTGCGATTTGATGGCACGAATTATATCGTGCCGAAAGCGGTAATGCTGGACTTGCTGCATAAGCTGAACGCGCAGAGCGTGACAAACAAATGAGAGTTATTAACATTCAAACAGGGTTGGGTTTGCGGATTAACTTGGATACTGTTAGCAATATCAGCGTGCAAGGAAACGTGATTACGTTTAGCAATCTGAGCGGCCCGACTCCGCCCGCTGTGACGGTTAATAATGTTGATTACGTGCTGACGCAGATTAGTAAAGCAATGGCGGGTAATGCGTCGTATACGGCGATTTACGATACTGGCGTGGTTATCTTGGCCTCGGTTGCTCCTCAGCCGTTCTCTCTGGCGAATGACACTGTCACGGTGTTCGGCACCGGCTTTGCACCTAGCATGGCGGCAGGTTTGTTCCGCGTGGAGGATGCGGTTGGTGGGATTGATACTAACGGGCCAAGCATGCAGATTACTTACGTTAGTTCAACGCAAGTCACGGCCGTGCTAGCTTCAATGGGAGACGGTTCGTATGATGCTACCTCGTATTTTTATTACACCGACCCACAAGGCAATGTCGCCTCTAACGTGATTTACGCTCAAGTGACTGCTTAATTTTATGCCATACTTTGAACAACAGAATTTCAAATACGGGTTAGATACCCGCCGCAGTGAGCTGACCACCCAGCCAGGTGCGTTGGAAGTGCTGGAGAACGCGCACATCAATCAAGGCGGTGAGATTGAGAAGCGAAAAGCGTTTGCGGACTTGGCAGCTTTGCCAAGCGGCACGGACAACACGTATGGCGTCTGGCAGACTTGGGGCGCGGAAGTCACGGCCAGTGGCGTTACGGTATTCGGGCACGTGCCTCAGAGTTTGGTGACCACGGCTGGTTATACATATCAGCAACTCAAGCATCCGGCTTGGTATAAAGGCGCGACGTTTAACACGGCATATCACCGCATGACGGGAGTGTTGTGCTCGACCTCGTTTGGCGGCACGGCATGGGTGGTTGCAAAGTTTGTGGATAACAGCGTGTGGGTTTATCAGAATGGCGTGCCGATTGAGAATTTTTACAATGGGGTTGTGCTTAACGGATTTAGCACGTTGCAGCAGATTGCACAACAGCTTGCGGATTATATCAGCACGATTACGGGCTTGCATGTATCAGCAGTAGCGTCGAGCGGCGGGAATTATTACTTTGACATGTGGTCAGATGCTGGGTTCTCGTATACGCCAGTCGCCGCGGTGAAAGCTGGGAATGCCGGTAGCGGGACTATTAAGGCGACTAACATTAGCGCGTTTACCGCGGGAGTGACTGGCACGTCCGCGACTTCGGGTTTTACTATCACGGCTGGTTCGTCTGCCAACGCTGGGGGGGTTAGCAAGATTGAGGTGTATGATAACGGCGGTTGGGTGGATATTCTGGGTGTGCCAGTTAATTTCTTATCGTATGATACGTTGAGCACGTTCACGAACAACGTGACTGCGCAGATAGCCACTTATGTTTCTGGGATTCCGGTGACTGCGGTGGTGGTGAATGATAGTGTTAAGCTATCGTATGACGTGTCGCAAGGCACAACGCCCAATGGGAATGCGGTGCGGATTACCTGCACAGGTGATTGCTGCGTGGATAATACCGTGTTGCAGTTTGCGAGTAGCGTGACGGCTGGCACGACCTGCACAAGCGTTAAGGCGACTAATAGCACGCAGCTAATATCCGGCACGCCGAGTTATGCGGTAGGTGGGACTTACTCGCAAGCGGTGACTAACGGCACAGCGTATTACTGGAAACCCGGTGCGAATGATACAAGCCTTGTGTGCGGGACAACTACTTTAACCGCTGCTGGCACTTTCATCGGCACGGCGGCAGCGACCGCGACGTTGAACGGCACGGCCTCTGCGTTGGTGACAGCGACTATTTATACCTACATCGATATTCTTGGTGCGACGATAACAGCGGCTTCCACTAGCAGTGCGGCTTTTGCCGGGTTGATAGCGGCGCAGATTCGCACGTTTAACACGGCTTACACAGCAGGCGTAAGCGGCAATAAGTTGATTGTGAGTCGGAAAGTGACGACCAGCAACGGGATATTCGGTAATCAAATTGCGATTACGCTTAGCTCTGGTTCCGTAACGGATGGCTCGGGGGTCGCACCGGTGGCACAAGGGCCTATGACGGTATTGATAACCCCTAGCCCTGCGACGTTACAAATCCTAAACGGGACTGTGAATAGCTCGATAGTGGCTAACGCTATTGTCACGGGAGGAACACCTGATTATACGTTTGTGTGGAAGTGGATTAGCGGTTCGACGTATTCAGGGGTGAAGTTCTCGCAGCAAGCTATTCGGGTGAACGTGCCGACAGACCCCGCGTTCGCTAATCAAGTTTCATTTTCTAACACCACTGCCGTTGCTAGTGGCACAACGCTTAATGCGGTGTTCTCGTGCACGGTGACTGACTCATTCAACCTTGTGGCGATAGGTTACGTCGAGGTTGTGTTTGGATATAAATAACATATGGGAACTCAATATCTAGGTTATAATGCCACGGTAGCTAATTTTGCGGGTGGCGTGGCGGGCACGGATGCCAAGAATCTGGTGTATCGTGTGACGTTTGGCGGGGCTTACACAGCTGGCGATAAGTTCAAGTTTGATGTCGTGACAGCCGCCCAGACGTTTAACTGCGGCATTTCACGGGTGACTGACGCAGCCCCAACCTACGCGATAACGCTTAACGACCGTGTGCATTTCTTGTATGGCACCGGCTGGTATTTTTCTGACAATGGGGACAGCACGGAGTTCGCCGAGCAGGGTACAGGAGCGGGGTATATCAACGTGGCTAACCAATGGCAGGAACCGGAGAATCTTATCAGCCTTGCTCCGTATCAAGGGCGCATGGCGGTGTTCTCTAACCGCACCACCCAGATATGGGTGATTGACGCGAACCCGAATAACTTCTCGTTGCAGCAGGTGTTGAGTAATATGGGGACTTACTGTCCGTTCGGCCCGCAGTCACTCGGGGATTTGGATGTGCTGTTCCCGTCGACGACTGGCATCCGGTCGCTACGCGTGCGGGATAGTTCGCTTAATGCGTTCGTGAATGACATTGGCTCGCCGATTGACTTGAACATGCAGGCGAGCATTAGCGGTCTTACGGCAGCGCAGCTAGCGGCCACGTGCAGCATTGTGGAACCCTCGGCGAATCGTTATTGGCATTATGTTAATGGTGTGATTTATGTTTTATCTTACTTCCCAGCGGCGAAAATTATGGCGGCGTGGTCGACGTATTTGCCTACGGCAACGGTGGCTGGCACTACTTATACGTTCGTTCCATCTAGGTTTGTGACGTTCAACTCGCTGGTCTATGCGCGTGTGACGATTAACTCGGCAGAGCGTTTGCTTGTGTTCGGCGGCACGGCTGGCACAACCTTCGATGCGTCGGTGGCAACGGCAGCCACGTCATGGCTTGACCTTAAGACACCCGGCACCCGCAAGCAAGCCACGGAGTTGGATTTTGCTATTACCGGCACATGGACATTCAAAGGCAGCATGGACTGGAAGGGTGTTACCGGTGGCGGGGCACTGCAGACCATCAGCGGCGCCGTATCCGCGCCTAGCTTTCAGCTCGGTAGCGTGGCTTGGAGTGATGACGGATTTCATGTTAAACTACAAGCCGCTTCGAGTGGCTCAACCGCGGCCGTGCTTTCCAGCATGGTGCTGCATTACCAAAACAAAGGAGAAAAATAATGGATGCGTTGATTAACATTAGGCCGTATAAGCCGGAGGACGGGCCGGAGTTGCTGCGAAACGCGGCGGAGGATAACCACGGAGTTTACTTCCCGCAGTTTGTGTTGGAGAAAGAAGGCCGGATTGTAGGGTATCTTTCAATGGCCGTGCCGATGGTGCTAAGCTGGCAGGACTCAAAGCGGATGGGTTCGCTGGACAGCGTGCAGGAGATTAAGTTCATCGAGGGCGCGTTGGCCGCCCAGCCGTTCATCTGTATTCCGTGCGACCCGGAGTCGCCCTATATGCGTTTCTTGCCGAAGGCGGGTTACGTTGAATACACCAAACCAGTTAAACTTTTTATCAAAGCGAGGTGATTTATGGGATGTGGAGGTTCTAGCGACCCGAGCAGCTACGCTCGGCAACAACAGCAGCAGCAAGAGAAGTGGACGAATCAAGCCGTGGCGGGTATTGATAAATCCTTCAGCGGTTTTAATCCCGCGTTTTACTCCGGTATCGGGCAGGCGTATCAGAACTACGCATTGCCGCAAGTTCAGCAGCAGTATCAACAGAACGCCAATCAGCTTGGGTATAAGCTGGCTGGGCAAGGACTGCAGAACAGCAGCGTTGCACAGACAGCTGGCAATGCGTTACAAGGCGCAATGAGCCAAGCACAGCAGCAGGTGGGCAACGAAGCGGTTAGCCAGCAGAATGCCATGAAGAAGTCCATTGCGGACGAGCAGGCGCAGTTGTATTCGCAAGCGCAGTCTACGACGAATCCGACCGCGCTTATCCAGCAGTCGCTTAACCAAGCGTCAGCCACGGCAGCCCCATCGACGTTTGCGCCGATTGGGAACATGTTTAATCAGTTTGGCCAGTTGTATCTGGCTGGACAGAACGCTAATATGTATAACACGTTAGCGCAGAATTACTTGAATCAAACAAATAACCCAGGTTTGTATAACGCATTGGGTACTGGCTATGCCGGTGCAATGCCGCAAACCGCTTCATATAGGTAACATATGGGATGTGGAACAATAGCAAGTTCGCTCTTATTGGGCGGCGGCACGGGCATGCAGATGTATGCGGCGGAGCAAGAGAAGTCCGCCATGAACAATGCTACACAAGCCGAGATTGACCGGCAGAAGCAGTATCGGGATAAGGAGCGTGGCGTGTTCCAACACTCGCTGGCACAGTCAACGCCGGATGCCGTGGCTAGTCAACAGCAGCAGGGGGCACAGCAGTATCAGAATGCCGTGCAGCAAGCACAGGCCGCGCCACTATCCCTCGCCGCTCCCGCGTTGGGCGATGCGGCTAACAACGATGCCCGTGCTCGCATGGCTAGTCAGCAGAATGCGGACTGGCGTGGCTATGGGAATATCGGTTTGCAGCAGGGGTTGAAGGACTTGCAAGCGGGCAGTCAGCTCGGTTTGCTGAACAACCAAGCACAAGCGAGTAATGCCGTGCTGCCGTTGGAGTTGCAGTCAGCCGCGCATTCACAAGACATGCTGGCGAACATTGGAAAGCTGCTTAATGTCGGTGGCTCGCTTATTGGGTTAAGCGGATTGACTTCCGCCCCGACCGCCGGACAAGCAAACTTAGCGTCGTTTGACGCGTTTAACCCGCAGTTGTCGTTAGCCTCGGCTTACAATCCTATTCAATCAGGTGTGTCGGCGTTGCCTGGTTGGGGTGATATGATTAGTTACCCAGCGCCGAGTTACAACCTTCCAACCCTTAACTTCGGATTATAACATATGCCAAACTTTGTAGGTTATTCCCCTTGGACAGACGCCGGTAATTACGGCGAAGGCTTAGGCCGGACACTCGGCGAGGCCATGATACAGATGCCGCAGCAACGTGCGCAGCTTGCGATGCAGCAGGCACAAGCGGCGGCGCAACAACAACATCAGCTTGCGCAGTTACAGCAAGCGCAGCAGTTTCACGCTGACGAGATGGGGTTGGGGCAGTCGCGTTTAGAAGCTGAAAAAAGTTTGCATGAATTGCAAATGCTACGTCAACAAGGCATTCTTGAAGCGGCACAGGCAAAGGCTGATTTAATGAGTCAGATTCTGGACTTGAAAAAGCAAATGGCGGACCACGCAAAGCCGGATTTTATTACCGATAAAGAAACCGGTAAAACTTATTGGATGGAACAAACACCTCAAGGGTGGAAGAAACGTTACGCGGAAGAAGATGCTGGTGCGCCTAGTTTGGGTGGGCGTATTGTGCCGCAGTCGGCCTCTGAACGGGAAAACGCTATTAAGGCGTATGGCACGGCGTTAAGCACGGTTGGTAGCCAAGACCCTAACCACCCGGATATTACGCGAGTTGACCCAAAGTTTTTAGGCATGTTGTCCAATAAAGTTTATCAGGCTCAATCGCCGTATCCAATGAACTTCGGTGCGCCGCCCTCAGCCGCGGTGCAACCCGCGCAACTCGGACTCCCGCAGGCGGCTCCGGCCGTCATGACGAATGCAATAGCTGCTCCCGTGTTAGGGGCTACAAACGCCCCGTTTAAGATAACCCAAGTAGGACAATAATATGCCATCATTTCGTATTGAGAACCCGCAAGGCGTTTGGATGATTGTGGAAGGCGAACGTGCGCCAACCAACGAAGAAGCCGCTGGTTTGTGGGCGCAGCACGTTGCCAGCAAAGACCCCGTAGCCAAACAAGCTGCTGCTAGTCAAGCGCGGCTTGCCCAGTTAGGTTCTATGCCTCCGTTGCCCACGCCGTCATTAGGCGGTCAGGTGTTGGAGGCTTTCTCGCGTCCGCCGAAGTGGGTGGAGGACTTAAAGCCTGAGTCCGCACCGGGTTTGTACGGCAAGGCGTTGCTGGAGACGGTGAGCAACCCGCAGACGATTAGCATGGCATTGCCGTTTGGCTTGGCGTTGAAAGCCGCTAGCACGGTGGGTAAGACCGCCCCGTTGATGGGTGATTTCATCCGTGCAGCGACGCTGGCTCCGATGGTGTCGCAGGCTATTCAGGGTGGTGTGGGGAATGCGAACACGTTAACGCGGCAATATCTCGAAGGTGCGCCAGCGAAAGAAATGGCACCAGTGGCGGCGGAAGGCACAATGAACGCGTTGATGACTTTGCCGTTGTTGGAAGGTGCGCCTCGCCCAACGCCGTCGGGTATTACGCCAGCGGACTTGCGGCCGACTCTCGAGTCTATCAATGCGGACTTGCGTGACCGTGGATTTGGCCAGCCACCCGCCGCGATAGCTCCTTTTGTGCCGTCGCCGCTTACACCTTCCCCGTTCGCCGGTGGCAAGGTCATGCCGAATGTTAGTGCTGGTTGGCAGTCACACATCGCGCCGAAACTCGTGCCGGATGTGGAGGCATTGCGGCCAGTGACCGCGCCGATGGAGGCTCCGTTCAAAACGGAGATGCCTGCTACGGCAAAGCCCGCTGCGGTGACCCGCACCCTCATGGACGCTGAGGCCGCAGACCTGCGTCATAGTTTTCTGCCGTGGCTAAAGCCGCAAGACCGGCAAGCCTTGGTGAAACGTTACGTCGATACTGGCGATATTGCCGGTGTAATGGAACAAGCAAAACAACTCCGCCAGCAAGCCATCGACGCGCAGGTGGCGGAAGCAAAGAAAGGTAAAACAGATGCAACACTTCAAGTTACACAGCAATCAGGAAACAAGCCAGCAGCCGTTAAAGTCGGTCAAGGCAAAACGGTCGGCACGGAAACAAAAGCTCAAGGAAAAGTATCCCCACCTGTCGGACAAGGAAGTGGAGGCGCACGAGGCGGTAATGTCCAAGGCACTCAAAGAGTGCTGACGCCTGAGGCGTTGACGACCCGCCCTGCGTTGCGCACAAAGGGCGGTGGGATGTTTGTTGGCGAGCAGGGCGTCACGCATGACCAGTTGCTCGCTAAGCACGGGCTGCGTGACAGCCAAGTCGAGCGGGGGTTTGTGGACGCCGCGGGTAAGTGGATGGGTCGCACGGAAGCGGCTGAGCGCACTGGCTTGCCGACGCAGAAAGAAGCGGGCAAGTTGCATAGTCAAGACCTGCCAGGTGCGGTTCAACAATTGAACCCAACCGCAGGGCAGCCTCCCACCTATCCGTTGTCGAGCAGCGTGCATCCTGGTAAGATGGTGGATTCGCAGGGTCGGACGGTAGACCCGCGCACGCACCGCACGACAGGGGAGAGTGGTTTTGTCATGATTCCCCCGACGGTCTGGCAGAAGCTAGGGTTTCAAGGCGGCACGAAGATTGACGCGGGGCAGATGATGAACAGGTTGAAGAACGTGTTAGGGGATAGTAGTGAAGCGTTCAAGTGGCTCCAGCAAGCGGGGTTGAGTGGCTTTTTATCCGAGCGTCGTAGCGCGGATGAACTGCGGTCTTGGGTCGAGGCGAACGGGCCGAAGGTGGAGGTAAGGAAGTTTGGGGAGGGTGCGCAGACGCCTGAGCAACGTGAGTATAACAAACTGAACCACTGGTGGGATACAAAGTCTGGTCAATGGCCAACACATACTCGGTTAGCTTACGCTAAATATATTCGTGGCGAGGGCATAGAGCCAAATACGAATTTGTCTATTCCTTGGACCCCAACTGAACGAGCAAAACTAGAGCGTTATAAAGAATTAACCAGTAAACTCGGTGAGGGAAAAGGTGGCGAGTCCGCCCACTGGTCCTTCGTCGCACCCAAAGCCGAGAAGGACATGCCGGGTTACGTGGAAATTGCGGTGGTGAAGCCGGTGAAAGGTGTGGGCTATGGCAAGGAATCTGTGCACCAATTCCCCTCTTCCCACCACTTCCCTCCGAACACCCTCGGCTTCGTGCGTGGGTATATGGAGACGGTGAATGGCGAGAAGGTGTTCCACGTGATTGAAGTGCAGAGCGATTGGGCGCAGCGGCAACGTGCAATGAAGGAAAAGTTAAATGTTACTCCACCGGAAGGTTGGAGTAATGAAAAACAACAAGCTGAAATAGATAAAGGTAACGATCCCCTCCTCACCCAATACAACCGCCTCGCCCTGAAAGCCGCCGTGGAGCACGCGCGTGCCGAGGGTGCCAAGAAGATTGTCGTGTCGGACGCAGAGACAGCGATGATGACGGAGGGGCATGACGTTAATCATGGTATAACTACATCTCCTGAATTTACTACAAAAGCACAGGCAGAGGCTTGGGCTGCGTCGCATGGTGGTGGTAAAGTCGTTGGCTTTGACAACGCTTGGGCTGTGGAACAATATGGAGTTATTCCCCAAGAACAAGGCATGCGTCTCAACTACGACACCATCCTTCCAAAGATTGCAGAAGAACTCACAGGGAGTAAGGGTGAGAGGGTGGAGTTAGGTAAACATAAGAATGCGTTTGAACCCTATGGAACTTATGAGGCAATGACCGTGCCCCGCAAAAACCTCATCTTCCGCAATCCCGACGGCACGCCCAAGACCTCTGTCACCGGGCGCATGTATGACATCCCGTCCGCGCTAGAGCCGGCACGCGACTTCAGCTTCTTCGGCAAGGATAAGTTCGTCGGGCCGGTTGACCTGACCGAGCCGCGCGGTAACAAAGGCGAGGCGGGGTTTATTATCAACATCGCGCCTGACATTATGGATGCTTTGCGTAAAGGCAAGGACATGGTGACGGCGTTGTTTGACCAGCCGTCCGTGAAGGCGGGCATACTAGGCTTCCAGCGGTATAGCTACCCGCAGACGGAAGCCCGCTCGCCGGTCGTGGCGAACAAGCTGGCGGAGTTTGCGAATAGTCGGACGGCCTCGGAGCTGCGTGCACATGCGAACATCAACAAGGTGTTCGGGGATAAGGTCAAGGACGAGCAGTTCTTGAAACAGTTTGGCGGCATCGTGTATGAGGACATGCGGTTAGCAAGCGGAGGCACTGGCACACCCGTGTTGGCGCTCCGCAACAGCCCGTTCTCGTCGGCTGCGCAGTTGCAGGCAGCGATGGCTAACCCCGAGATGCAGGCCGCGCTTGCTCGTTGGAAGACTGAAATCCAAGCACCGGCGGAGAAGATGCATAAAGCGTTGGGCGGCGAGCTTGCGGACGTGGGGCAGGCCACTGGCGCGTTCGCGAACTTGAAGGCGGTGCTGCGTGATGCCACCGGCAATGTCGTGGAAGACCCTGAGTATTCGGGGTTGACTACCGGCCCGATGGCGACGCTACGCAAAGGCTCGGCGTTCAGCAAGGAACGTAAGTTCTCTGGCGACGAGTATGACCTGAATGCCGCGAACATGGCGTTTCGGATGATGACTCGGAACTGGGCTGAAAACAAGAAGCTGGAGGTTTACAAGGCGTTGGAAGACGCTGGCATGGGTAAGCTGCTCAAGCCGGGTGAGGACGCTCCGGCGGGCATGACCGTGCTGAAGAATCCGGTCAGTCGTCGCACGCTGATGATTAAAGACGCAACCGGCAAGATGGTTACCGTCGAGCAGAGTCGTCGTTTGGCCGTTGACCCAAAGCTGGTCAGCGAGTTCAATCAGGCGTTTCAGCTTGACACGCGGTGGGGCGACTGGCTTGAACGCAATCATCCGGTGCTGAACAAGGTTAATCAGTTTGTCATCAACACGCAGGTGGCAGCGGGTATTGACTTCGCCGTGCATAGCATGAATGATTATGTAGCCGTGTTGACCAGCCCGAAAGGGCTTGCGAAGTCGGATGCAGTGTCGCGTGCGGTTACGTCGGCTTCGGAGTTTGCCAAGACACGGGCGCAGGTTGTTGCCGAGTCGCCAGCGGTGGTGGAGGAACTGGCGAAGATGGCGGAGAAGGGTGTTAGCTTCCGTGGCCGTCAAGACGGTTGGTCGGCTAATCAACTACGGATTACGGACACCGCCACACGGCTTATCCTGAATCGCGAGTATGATGACTTAGTGGCGAAAGGCACGGTGAAGGACACACCAGCTGAGCGTCGTCGTTATGTGAGTGGCCGTGCTGGTGAATATAACAAACGCTTCATGACATGGTTCCAGCAGGGTATGCAGGAGACTGGCATTGGGGCGTTTAACGTGGCAGGCCGGAACTTCAATCGGCTGGCCGTGGGGAACATGCTGATGGCGCCGGGTGTTAAAGGGGCATCGGCATCTGAGGCGTTACGGCTCCGACTATCAATGGCGGTGGGATTAGCGACTGCCGCGTTGGTGCTGCCGACGGCGGTGAACACAGCCACGACGGGGAGTCCAACAGCCAACGGGCAGGTAGAGCCGTGGCAGATGTATCTGGGCAAGGCTGATGACGGACGTGCCCGTGTGCTGGACATGACGAAGCTGACACTGCTCAACCGTGCGGGGCGTGCGACTGGCGCGGGTGCCGTGATGGAGCAGCAGGTTATGCCTCGCTTGCGGGGTGAACAACCAGCGGCTATTGGCCAGACGCTGAGGGAGGGTGGTGTTGAGGCGTTACGGACAATGGCTGGGCCGTTTGCTGGGCCGCCTGTGAACATGGCGTCGACATTGCTTACCGGCAAAAGCGCATTGGGTTATGAGCAGCGTGCGCCGGGTGAGAAGGGACCGCCGTATTTGGGTGCCGCGTTAGGTGCGGCGAATCCGTTGGTCGGTCCGGTCACCGGGTATGGCGCGGAAGGTGCGAAGGGCACAAGCACGACTAAGCGCACGCTAGAGAAGCTCGGCTCGTTGGTAGGTGTGAAGGAAGCCGCGTCTCCCAAAGCGATTGTGTCTAACCTGCGTCGGCAGTTCCTCTACAAGATTGGTAAGGCGAAGGAAGCGGATTACGCGCCTAGCGAGTATAAGCAGTTGCTGGCGGTGCTGCCAACCGGCGATAAGGACGCGATTGGGTCGGCGTATAAGCAGTTGCTGGAAATGAAGGCGAAGGCGAACAGCACAGCGGCTGACCCCGTTGCCGAGGCGAAGAAAGACATTGAGATGTATTTCAAGCGGTATGCTAAGTCACATGGCTCAGGCAATAGCAACGAGGATGAGGCGGCGTTTGTCAAGCAGTTGACGCCACATCAGAAAGAGTTGTATGCCAAGATGATGGAGGAACAAGCGCGGGTATCGGAGAACTACTTCGCTATCTACGGTAAACAACCCAAGAAGCCCCGTGGCTTTGGCGGCTTCGGTAAATTCTAACCAAGGATTAACAATGCGTGGAATGCAAGTGCCCAAGTGGATTCAACGAGAGGAGGTGCGGTGGATATGCCAGAAGGTTATGGCGATGAAGAACTTGACGAGGACAGCGGACTGCCCGACGAGCAAGGTGACGAAGACTGAACAACGAAAGGATGTGGATAATGGACTTAAAAAATAAAACTGTATGCGTAGTGGACAACGGGCTGTTCGTGAGCTTTGCTCGGACACTGGCCAAGGACTTTGGCCGGTGCTTGTATTACAAGCCATTTGCCTCGGCGTTTCCCAAGTCGAATGACTTGGCACCGGGGCGCGGGTTCGACGAGCT